TAACGCCGACCCCGATGATGATTCGAATTATGAACTTCGTATGTCTAGGGGGTTCGGTAAAGTTTTCGACACTGAAGAAGAACTTGATGCTGGGACCTACACGGTTGATAATCCTAAATACCCAGCGCAACCTGGCGGTGCTTTTGTTTTCCTTTTCAATGAGGCGGACACAGGTAACGCTCAAACTTGGACAAATTACACTCAAAATTCGTCGAGCCGTAACGGCTCTGGTGTCACATGGCCTTTGTCTCTCGACTCAAGCATGTCACACACAAATGATGCAAATGGTAATTCCTGGTCCGACAACACTAAGTATGCACAGGTAGACGTAACACATTTAATCACTTCTATAACTTCTGGAATGACGATGTTTGAGGTGTTAAGTGAATGCTGTACTTTGCAAGCGAATGCCCAATGGACTGTTTCCCCCACTGGGGTTATTTCCATAGGAAACAGTCTCGGAACGGACCGATCTGGGACCATTATGCTGTCGGTACCGCAGGCGACAAAAACAGCCAACCAACTCAACAGTAGGGACGTGCGGTCTCGCCTTTATGGTTCTAACGGCTTTAAATTTGAAGCCGCAACTGACAGCAGTGCAAACACCCTGGTTGGCAGAAGAGAAGGTTTCATTGACGCTGACCAAGCAAAAGGCGAATATGTCGCTGATGAAGCCAAATATGCTTTGGAGAAAATTAAAGATGCTTTAGACGAATTCACATTTGATTATGTGGAGACGGATGCAACTCGAGCATTTGTTGATTTCCAGGTAGGTGATTCGGTCAATATCGAATACAAGCCTGGTCTCGTTCAAAACAGGCAAATTTCTGGGTTGGGGGCGTCCATAAACTCTGATGGTGTTCAAATTCAAGTTGTGGTTGGTGACATTGTTAAAAATGCCATCGTTAAACTGCAAAGAAAACTCGAGAACGATTCGTTTACGGCTGAGGTCACATCCAGGGCTTCGAAGTATGCGAAAAAAGACAAGAATAAAACCACAATCCCGCTCCCCCCTCGAAATTTCACGGCGACCCCATTCAGGGAAGGTGAGGTTCGTGGATGTAAGTTCAACTGGGATAGGCCACTGGGCGAAGAAGAGACTATCGCTGGTTTCAAAGTTGAATGCTGGAATGCCTCTAATACGAGCAAAAAATTCGATACTTATGTTGAGATAGACAGAAGCACAGTAGGGCATGAAGTTGACATCACTGGTCTAGGCACCAAGGGTGGCACCTATAAAGCCCGCATTAAATCTGTTGGGAAAAGTGGCAATGATAGTGAGTGGATTCCTGCTGCTTTATTGACATTCACGATGACAGAATCAGGGGAAGGTGGGGCTAGCGACCCTCATAAACCTCCACAAATTACAGGGCTTTCATTATTCCCAATGCTGAATGCCGTCATTGTCAAATTCACTGATTTTGCTGGCAACACAGGAGACAACTCTGTTACTTATTCTGCCAACAGGGGCAAATATGAGGTTCAAATCTCTAATGCGTCTGGTGGGTTTAATGCAACCAGTGGGAACACCTGGACCACAACAGTTGGTACAGATACCAGCGGTGAAACAGGAGCCGCATGTAAACAGTTCTTCGTAACTGGTGGTGGGGGTTATGTTTGCGGTGGGCTCAAGTCAGGCGACGATCCTGGCACCACTCATTATGTGAGAGTCAGGTGTATCAACTGGGATGGCACGGAAGGCGATTGGTCTTCTGTCGGCAATGTTGTTCTAAACAAGGATGACGAGTCACAAGTTGGTGTACTGATAGGTAAAGACACTATTGCTGCTTCTCATATTGCTTCTCACACAATTACGGCTGTCGAAATAGCGGCAGGGGCGATCACTGCTAATGAAATAGACGCCGATCAGGTAATTACGTCTGCTATCAAGATGCCGCAACCTCCTGGCGCTAACAACGCTGGCGAAGTTTTAGATGGTAGTCCTGGAAGCGAGTTGACATTCAACATCGACAAAGACGGCAACATGTGGTGGGGAAATTACGACACGTTTGCTGATGCTGACTCACGTACTCCTATCAGTGGGACTGTTGGTGGCGATGATGTAGCGAACAAAATAAAAGCCGATGGGAGTCAAACAGAGTTCGGCACTCCCAATGCTTTTATGGCATATGGAACATATTTTGGGGTTACAGGGCTTTGGTCTACGGGTCTTCGAGTAGCAGGCACAACCAAACTTTACGGGACCCTTACCGCTGGATCGACCGACAATTTTAAGGTTGACAGCACAGGACAAGTTTTCTTCGGTTCAACCACTTCAACAGAAGGCCGAATTCGTATTAAACCAAGTTCCACCAACTATGCTTTCACTGGTTCGGCAATAGAGTTCGTTCAAACTGAAGGACAAACAGGCAGCGATGGTTGGTTGCAGGGTGGCACGTTCACAATGACCGACCCTGTAAATGTAAGTGTCACTGGTATCAGTATGGGCTCAGGTTCTGCTGGCACCACATACCTAGGTGTCTATGATCCTTCGAGCACAACCACTTTTTCCATTGTTCTGAATTCGCCTAGTAAACCAATTTCGTTTAAGTCATCTGGCGGTATCACTATTCACAATGATGCTTCCGCCCAATCAACTACCGCTAACCGTTTGAGTGCATACGGCGGCGACTTGTATTGGGGTGACGGTTCAACAGCCACACAGTTAAACGGTGGTGGGAGTGGGAGTGGCAATAGTTGGTATTTCAAAGTTCAAGGCGATTCTGGTGAAGAGATCGCTGAAGCCGCTAACGATTTTATTGATTTACAATACCCAACTGCTAGTGCTCAAAAAGGAATAGAGATATCTAGATCTGGCAATGTGGCGACGATAAGCCACCATGTCGCAAACTACACAGGCTCAAACATGAATGCTTCCTCTGGGGCTCCGTACATGATTTGGGGCATTGACTCTGGGTACTCTTGGAAGACCACAGTTAGTGCGATGATTACCTACCTGACTGGGCTGGGGAACTCCGGTCTTATGACTCAGAGCGGTGTTTATAGCACTGCGAGTCTCGCAAACTACACGCTGACTGGGAATGTTTCGACAGTCGCTCACCAAGGCAGTTACGCCAGCAGTTCTAACAATTCAAATCAAGATTTCATTCAGGATATTTTTCTTGACAGCCATGGGCATATAACGGGCTTCCAGGTAGCCACGGCGTCTGGTGGTAGTTCTGGTCTTACTTCTATTACGGCTGACACCAACTGGGGTTTAAGTTTTACAGGCTCTCCCGCTGTAAACGCTGGAATAACTTTCTGGAACATGTCAGGTGGCACACCTACTGCTAGTAGCCAAATTGCTTATTCGGGTTCTTATGGTAAACCGATGACTGCCTCTGCGTATGTTTATGTCAACGCTTGCATGGGTAGTAATCTTGCTTTGGGTTCAACTACAGGCGGCAGTTACTGGGTTCAATTCACTTGGGGTAAACTCGAATATTTAACTTCAACCCAAGCAGTAAAACAACACATCACTACCGTCCCAGGTGCAGATGCTTTGGCCCGTGTTAAAGCGTTACGACCAGTCAACTTTTACTACAACGATAAAGTTGAGCCCGATAATCCGATGTCACAATTAGAGAAAAAGCGTGGGTTTATCGCTGAAGAAGTTGCCGCAGTGGATCATTCTTTAGGGGCATACGGTTGGCTCGATGATGATGGGAAACCAATTAACCCAGAAGAACACGGGAAAACTCTTGATGATGCTGTACCCACGATTTATGGAGTGGAAGCAATATTGGCTGACGTAGTAGCAGCCTTACAACAAATGGAAAGCAGAATTGCTGCTTTGGAAGGATAGGAGATAGGATTTAACTATGGCCGTAGATATGACAATCAGCATCCCTGATGCTCAACTAACAAACTTTGAAAAATATGTTAACCCCGCCGGTGGTAATGATTCCGATGCGGATAAAGAAGCGGCTGTCAAAGCATGGGTTCAAGGCTGGGTTGATGAACAACTGTGGGCAATGGCTCGCAGTAATGCGATGGCTGCTGTTTCTGATCCCACCGTGTAGTATGTAAACATGGAAGAAGAAACTCAAATAGATATTCAGGTTGTAATCAATAAACTTACAGCCACAATCGCTGGACTAACTGCTGACCTTGCTGTGAAAGACGCTCTTATAGAGGCACTTCGTAGTGGCGCTGGCACGGAAGTAGAAGCACAACCTTTGGCCGCCGTTCCTGACGAGGATGACGACACCGCCTAAACTGGGATCATGGGGTCTTATAAATTTCGATTAGCATGTGCGGTCCCGTTGTATGACAACGCCGTTGCCTTGGTCGAAGGTATAAGACTGTTTGATGAAGATGCTTTTGCTCACATAAAAGAATCCCAAGATGATGACTTTTGGGAGGTTATTGCCCTTTTTAATCTCGCTCAAGGGGGGACTCTTCAGTTTGCGATTATTAACTTACTTTTTTCTAATTCTGTAGAAGAACTTGGCGGGCGTCAACTATGAGTGTTGCATAAACTCCTTTTAGGGTGTATAGTCGTTCTTGACAGTAACAACTAGCCAGGAGCGAAAGACATGGCACAGATAGCGGAAGATTATGTATCTCCATCCGTCAGGTGGGGAATGCTTAAACAAGACCATCCAGGTGCGGTATTTGAATTCACACATGTAAAAGGTGTGGAAATAGGTATCCCTGAAAAATTTGGTGGAGAGGAAGAGTACTGCGTATGCCAGATTCTTCTTTCCCCTACTGACGAACTCCCGATTATTGGTTATAAACCAGTATCGGATGCCAAAAATGGTAAAAACGATCACGCCAGTGACGCATGGAATATTTTGTGCACTAAGGCACTGGGTCGTGCAGTGAAGCGAGCCGGTTACGACGACACAGCAAGTGCATTGAAAGTGTTGGTCACATACCAGCAACGCAAAGCAGAGCATGGCGCCATATCAGGAAACGTGATGACCGATGGTGATTACCTTCACCGTGTGGTTGAAACCTCAAATAAGGTTGTCGCAGAGACGTCACCCACTGAAGACGAAGCGGTTGAAATAGTAACCGAACAACTCGGTGGTGAATTGGTCGAAGACGACTGGGACTCAGATTCACACATGCAGGAATCACACGAGGATCTGAAAAAGATGATTTCTCGTTTACCTGAAGATTTAGTTGAGAAGGCTCGTGAGTACCGCAAAAAAATTGCTGGTGCGGAATGGCCAATAACTTCGGTGAGCAAGTTCAACACCTTGCAATTGTTCGTTGAAGATCTTGTCGCACAAAATGAAAGCGACGATCCCGAAGAAGAGTTTTAATGACAGTCTTGGCATCTCCTTTGGAGGTGGCGGTGGCAGGGGTTACCTTTAGGAGCGATTACCCAAATAGTGTTTTCGCTGTTTCAGGTTTACTTGCCACAGGGCGTCAGGTTCCGGCTTGTCTCGTGCCTGAACCTGAAAACCCTGCCGATGTAAATGCAATAAAGGTTTTAATCGGCGGTGAGCACGTAGGTTACATTCCTGCGTTCTTAGCAAAGCAATTAACACGAGACATAGAAAAGGGGAATGAGTGGCGAGCATTTGTTGATCGTTTGATTGTTTCCCCACAAAACCCAGACCAACCTGGTCTACGACTGAAAGTATTTAGGTATGACACTGAAAGACAACTTATTTGAAATAGAAGAACTCCAAAAACAACTTTTGGATCTTCAACGTAAAACTCTTAAGGAAGCGCAAGAGTTAGCAGAAGGCGGAGACGATGATGTGAAAAATCGTCTTGTCGATCTGCTGGAAACATCCAAGTGGCAAAAATCAGATTTGCGTGATTTAGAAAATCAGGCGAATGAGGCTTTAGTGACCATCATGGATCAATCAGGAACTCGGAAGTTTGACTCAGGAATGTTGACTGTTGAGCGGAAGGTTTCTAACTATCGAAGCAATTGGCAGAATGATGTTTTACTTCGTTCCGTTGTTAACACTTGTCTAGATGAGATCCAACAAAGGTCTTATGTGGATCAAGACACAGGCGAGCAAATATATGAACGTGACATTATTGCACCATGGATGGAAGCGATAGTGGAACGGCTTCTCAAATGTGCGGCGTTTAGAGACTGGAGGGTTACTGCTCTTCGGGCTCACATTCCTGGTCTAGATCCTGATAATTTCTGTGACACCAAACGATCAATTAAGGCTGTTATTTCTCGGGGTAAGGGCTGATGATTCATCGAGTACACATTCATCAGCAACGCCTTCGTAAGGGGTTGCCTGCTGTGATCCATCGCACATATAAGGGGAGTGAATATCACATGGAATTCGAAATCCCCAAAGGTGCGAAAGTGATGCAGTCTGACAAGCCTCTTTCTTGTGGTGCACGTGCATGGATCGAATGGAGTGACTAATGGCTATTGAATGTATGGTGTGGGTGCTGGACTTACAAGGTGACATAACAACAAACGAAAAATTTGTTTTGCTTGGCATCGCTAACCACTCGAGCCCTGATGGAACTGGCTCATGGCCGTCTATAGAAACCTTAGGTAAATACACTCGTTTGTCTCGTTCAACCGTTCAAAGATGTGTGAAATCTTTAGTCGAAAAGGACTATTTGATTAAGCAAGAAGGTGGGGGGAGAAGGTCAAATACTTACACTCTCCAGTTGTCACGAGATGAAGAATTAGCGGAAGTTGTTGAGTTAAAAGTGGTAGTTGAGGGGTCTCAGACTGATACCCCTGAGGAGTCAGAGGGACACCCCAGCAATGTCGTTGCGATACCCCAGCAGTCTCAAGCCTTGACACATGAACCGTCATATAACCGTAATAGAAACGAAATAGAACCTCGTGATGAAAAAAGAAAACAAGATCTAGTTTGGGAAGCCATTATGGAGGCATGTGGAGTTAACACTTCAAACCTAAATTCCAATGAGAGAGGACGTTACAACAAGGCAGTCAAACTCTTAAAAGAATCAAGCGCTTCTCCTGATGAGATATTCACCAGGGTCAAAATTTATAGACGCAAATTTCCCAAAGCGGCAGTCACTCCAGTAGCAATAGCAAACCATTGGTCTGAGTTAGATCCATCTACTGTAATTATCGAGGATGTAGTTCAAGCCCCAAAGGGTTTCGATGCAATTAGGCAAGCAAGGGAGGAACGAGATGGGATTTAATTATGACTTATGGGAAGACACATTCACTAAAGGTCAGTTACAGAAGATACGAGGGAAGGACTTAAAGCCTGTTAAGCGTAAAGGCAAAGTCGGCTTCCTGAAGGGCAATAAAAATGTCACCTGACCAAGCAGATTGGATACTCGCGAAGATGAGTGTCGCTTGGCCTGGCAAACCTTTAACGGTTCCAGAGGTTAAGTATTGGGTTGAGAAATTATTACCTTATGATTTTGAGCCGACAACTGATGCCCTAGCGAAGATCGAAGATATTAAAAAGTTTTGGCCATCCTGGGCAGAGTTTAAAGAATTCGCTGACATGGAGAGACGGAACTCAAGAATGGGGCTACCTAAAGCCCCCGAGCCGACTCCATGTTCACCCGAACAGAATGCAAAACACTTGGCAGAAATAAGAGCCGCATTAAAGAAGGATCGGGGTATAGAATGACTGTATGGCAGGAAAATCTTGGAGCCTCAGCATTGAAGGGAAACTGTTCACTCTTAACACCGAGAGAGGATGGCACCACCACAAAAGGGCAAAATTTGTTAAAGAGTGGAGACAGTCCGCTTACGAAGAAGCACTTAAAGCGAAGGTGCCCAAAATGAGAGCGCTAGAGGTTATCTTTGTCCCGTGTCGTAAGGATCGCCGACACATGGCAGACACAGGTGGCCATTTTCCAGTAGCAAAAGCCTGCATTGATGGATTAGTGGATGCAGGGGTAATACCAGATGACGGTCCAGAGTACGTGACGTCATTAACTTTCAGAGCACCTTTGGTAGACGGAGGAAACGATCGGGCTCTTTTGGTTATCAACGAAACGGGGAAGATATGAGTGAAGTGGAAAATAAATTTGAAGAAGCAATGAGCATGGAAGACCCTCTAGAAAGAGCGAGAATTCTTAATGAGGAAGTACTCCCAGCGGTTGGTGAATTGAGACAACAGATAATTAAACAGCGTGCTCTTTCTGTAAAGGAAGCGTGTGATTTTGGTGGAGGAAGCATAGAAGGTTTGACTTATTCGAAAGTAGCCTCAGAGTTGGGAGTGTCTAAGCCGTTGATCCAGCAGATGGTTGCTCTGGCGAGAGAGATCACAGCAATGAGCATGGCTCAAGGGGGGCCTAGATGACAGGTGATGTCTTCAGGGCAGTCGGGTATGTGACTCTTATAGGGATTTTTGTTGCCTGCATGTTTATCTATAACAGAATGCTAAATAAAAAAGATAAATAGTTGCGTTTGGTCTACTGTGACTGTACACTTGAAGCATGAAAGAAATAACACATAAACAAATTTGTTATGACGAGCAAGGAAAACTTGAATGCGTTTGCTCGGCTCAAGGGATCTTAGATGACTTCTTGAACAACATAATGAATATACCAACGAACTTGAAAGAACTAGAAAAAAATGGACACAGCGACACAGACACCCTTAAAGACTAAGAAAGCACTACACGAGGCAGTCTCAGCGATTGCCTCTAAGTGTGACGGAGCAAACTCCCAAGATGGGGTGGGCTTCAATGGTTCCGATACAAAGTTTGGCTTGAGAGCCTCCCTAATCACTCCTGATATGTGGACTGATGATATTTCATGGGAGGTTTACACCATGCTCCAAACCTATAAAGGTCAGTTAGAAAAATACGGCCATCCATTTGAGACACTCCCTCTTCCACAGAAAGGGGACTTCAACGGCCGAGACCAAGCACGCAGTCTTGCAAAGGCACTTGAATATATTGTTAGTCGGAATATTGATTTCAATGGCGAACAGTTTGTTATCACATTCAGGTATGACTCCAGCGTTGTAAATGCAGTTCGGCAAATAGAGGGCGCTAAGTGGAATCCACAACAGAAAGAATGGAAGGCTCCAGCGTCTTCTGCACCAGGAGTTGTCTCGTTTGCTGAACAGTTCGAATTTAGTTTCTCAAAACCGGCAGAAGATCAAGTCAAGGGAGTGAAACCCAAGAAGGTCCAAAAGCGAAAAGCAAAGAGGCGTCTCTACATGGAAGGGTCGAGTCTTATCTTTGAATGCGGCACCAATGAACATCTAATTTTTGCTATCAAACAAATACGAGGCAGAACCTGGGACTCTAAAAGAAAACTATGGATAGCGCCAAGTACGTCAATGGAGCAAGCACTTGATGTTGCTCACGTATGGGATTTCGAAATGGACCCATCTCTCGTCACGAAAGCAGACGAGATAGTCCATAAGCAACATGTTCGGGCGGCGGCATCTGAGGCACAGAATGCCGATTTAGTGGTTGAGGGTTTAAACACCAAACATCCTGTAACAGGGCAAGAACTTAAATTACGCCCCTTCCAAAAAGCAGGAGTGGCTTATGCAGTAGAGACAAAACGCTGTTTCATCGCAGATGAGATGGGACTCGGCAAGACTGTTCAAGCGCTCGCATCTGTGCAGTTCGAAAAGGCTTACCCTTGTCTCGTGGTTTGTCCAGCATCATTAAAGATGAACTGGGAGAGGGAAGTCAGAATGTGGCTACCTGGTAAGACTGTTCACATTGTAGACAACAAAGTGGGCGTCAAAAATGCTGACGTAATAGTTATCAACTATGACATCTTAAGTAAGCAAAAAGATGCTTTAGGTAAGGTCGGTTTCAATTCACTTATATTTGATGAAAGCCACTATGCCAAAAACAGTAGTGCCCAACGAACCAAAGCCTTAAAGCATTTGGCAAAATCCATTCCGTCTACAGGTATGGTTTTAGCACTTACTGGGACACCAGTATTAAATCGCCCTGTCGAGTTAGTTTCACAACTAGAGATTCTTGACCGAATAGAAGACTTTGGGGGCTCATGGCATTTCCGACAACGCTACTGTGCGGCTTCCCATAATGGTCACGGATGGGATTTTAAGGGCGCCAGTAATGAAGAGGAGTTGAACAACCTTCTGCGTAGCACTTGTTATGTGAGAAGGAACAAGGCAGATGTGTTGAAGGAACTCCCAGCGAAGGGGAGGTACACGGTAGACGTCGAACTCTCGCCAGCCTCAAGGAAGATTTACAGGAACACAGAGAATGAAGTTCTTATTGGATTACAGGCACAGACATCAGTAAATCAATTAGGGCAACTTATGACATTAAAGCGCCTTGCTGGAGAAGCAAAGGTGGAAGCGGCTTGTGATTGGATAGACACCTTTCTAGACAGCACCGACCGTAAGTTAGTCGTGTTCGCCCATCACATTTCAGTAGTCGATGGTATCGCCAATAAATATGGTGGTGTCAGGGTGGCTGGGAAAGACACTCAGCAGGCTCGACAAGATGCAGTAGATAAATTCCAAAGCGATCCTGAATGTAGAGTGATCGTACTCAACATGAAAGCCGGTGGAGTGGGGCTGACCTTAACGGCGGCATCAGACGTATTGTTTGTGGAGCAGGGTTGGAGCCCAGCAGATCACGACCAGGCGGAAGACCGTTGTCATCGTATTGGGCAAGATGAAACAGTTTCTGCATGGTATCTACTAGCAAATGAAACTATTGACCAAGATGTCTATAGACTGATTTCTGATAAACGCCTAATAGTTGACGCAGTGACAGATGGCGATGAAACAAGTGGCGACAGCATATTGAACGAATTAGTAAAAACACTCGTAGCAAGGACAAGGTAATGGCAGAAATAATTAAAGAATTTCATCACTGGAAAAGCAGTGCTCGATTAGAGAGTGAAGGTTATCCATGGGATGAATGGCTAGATGGTCAAATATATAAATTAGGTCCAGAAGATCTAAGGAAAATGACATTTGATGATTTAGCCCGATATGTACATAAGAAAGCGAAACAGTGGGGGCTAGAAGTCCAAACTAAACGCTGGGATTATGACAGAGATACAAAGACATATCAGTCCTTGTATATACAGGCACTTAGACCAAAAGAGAGGAAAAATAATGCCTAGAACACGCAAACCTGCAAATGCAGGGTTAATAGAAACTGTTATAAGCAGTGACCGTGCGATGAAAGAAGCACACACGGCTTACAAACAGGCACAGGATAACCACCTACAGTCTTTGAGAGAAGCACGTGCTGGTGGGGAGACATTAGAAAACATTGCAGACGCTTTAGAATGCTCAAAGCAGTGGGTTCATAAGTTTACTACTCATGGCCACGACCATAATAGAATTGCACGTGGCTTGATATGAGCAATATTGCCGTTGACCTGAAAGACACCGCAGTACCTATAAATGATATTCATTCTCATCCTCATAATCCGAGGAAGGGAGATATCTCAGGTATTGCGGACAGTCTCAGGGTTAATGGTCAATATTCTCCAGTAGTCGTCGATGCGAGAAATGGCAACATACTCGCTGGCAACCACACATGGAGAGCCGCCAAGTCCCTGGGTTGGGATGAAATAGCGGCAGTCCATGTAGATGTTAACGACGACCAAGCAAAACGTATTCTGTTGGCGGATAACCGCACATCGGATTTAGCGACTTACGACAGACCAAACTTAATTTCGTTAATTGAGTCATTAAAACCTGATCTAGACGGTTCAGGTTGGAACGATAGGGACCTTGACAGGCTGTATCTACTTGAAGAAGGCGACGAAGACATATTTGGAGATGGCGGCAGTTCAGAAGATACTGGAGAGGTTAAACCAACAACAACAAAGATCCATGTTGGTAAAAATCTTTTATTGGTTAATGCAAACTATTTTGAAGAGTGGTTCGAAGGGTTAGGGGATGAGAAGGAAGCCGTATTAAAAATAAGGGCTTTACTCGGATTAACGGATGACCCTGAACCTAAACCAACCAAAGGTGGCAAGAAATGGGGACATATTTCGGGGGAGACCCCCCAACACTCTGGACTTGAAGCCTATGTTTCGGTCCCTGTTGATACTTTAGAACCTCATCCCGAGAACGCCAGACAAGGCGATATTGGGGCGATTTCTGAGTCATTAAGAGTGAATGGTATATACAGACCATTGATAGTTCAAGCCTCGAGTAATTTGATACTTAAAGGCAACAACACTTGGCACGCTGTTAAAGCAATGGGGTGGGAAACCGTTCCTGTTGTATTCCTTGATGTGGATGATGAAGAGGCCAGGAGAGTTTTACTGGCAGACAATCGACTCGCCGATAAGGCTGGCTACTACAACACAATCCTTGCGGAAGTGTTGATTGATTTAGACAGTTTGGATGGCACAGGGTTTAACCCGACAGATTTAGATGACATCTTGAAAGATTTACCACAAGAGAGAGACCCAACTGCAATGGTGGGGGCTCCATCGGATGTAAGACGAGTAGCGACAATTAAAATAGGTAAGGCCAGGATTTCCACATGCGGTAAACAATATGCCGATTGGGAGCAGGGTCTTATTACTGATGGCTACATGACAAAAGAAGAAAGAGGTCTAAGGATAGGACAGATGTTGAAACTCAAGCCTTCCGAGTTTGAAGTTTGGGCGTCAGTCGCTGATCCGACGACGGGGAATAACGAATTTAAAAAATGAAAGCACTAATAGGTGCGGTCATTCTTGGAGGGGTCTTAGCGGCCACTCCTGCTATGGCACACCACGACAAAATTTACACACCATGCGATACAGAAACAGGCCATGTCCATATCTCTTATGAAGAGGTTTCTGCCCGCATTTCGATAATGGAACAAGAGGGGATTATTCCCCCAGGTATGATTTCACGATATGTGGAGGCTAGAGACGGAGGGAAAGGGAATGAGGACCCACGCTTCGTTTGGGCTAGACACTTAGAAGAAGGGCAAATACTTTCTTTAGGTAACTGGGCAAGCGGTGAGCATCCCGAATTAGAACAACTTATGTTTGATAGCGGGCTTGTGGCCGAATGGCAATTGGATGCCAATAAACAAGTAAGACGGTTTGATGATCCTTATTGGATGCAAGCAAATCCGCTCTCACCATCGTTTACTGTTTGGCAGTCCCTATGTATGGCTAATCTCGGATACTCAATCCCGATGTTTGAAATCAATGAAGATGGTCATTGGACTTCCAATGTCCCCTCAACGACGACTACAGCCCCACCGATAACAACAACTACCACTACTACTACCCCACCACCAACAACAACGGTGGAGCACCAACACACGTTAGATGAAGGAAAATCATCAAATGACCCTGTATTTTATAACCCAGTACCACAAACTTTTTCTGGATATGATCTCTTCGACGCCGAGTGGGAGGGATATCCCTTCGAGCCAACGGTTAGACTCTTAGAAGACAGATATCCTCCTGGGACACCTGGCAAATTTCATTTCCGGTTGTCTTACGCCGTAGAGTTTCTTCGACAAGGGGGGATGGTGAGAGGGCTAGACAACCTATGGCATTCGAATGAGTGATAGAAAAGCAAAGCCAGTAAATATCCAGTTGATGGATATAAAGAAATTAAAAGGCGCTAAGTACAACCCTCGGAAGCGTGATCCTCACAGGTACGAACTTGTCAAGACCTCACTAAAGAAACTTGGGTGGGTTCTACCCATGTATGTTACTAGCGATGGAGAGATCCTTTCTGGGCACCAAAGATTCGATGCTGCTAAAGAATTGGGTTCTAAAAAAGTTCCTGTAGTGATTTTGAACAATTTAGACTTCGAAAGAAGACGGGGCGTAAATATTGTTTTTAATCGGGCTACAAATGATATGCACAAAAATGACTCAGGGGAGAGTCTTTCCGAACGACTACCCATGTCGGTCATTCAAGAGGCAGTAAAAGATTTACCAGATATTGACCCGAACTCTGAAGAATTTTTTCCGTGTATGAACTCAACGATGGAAGATACCCGAGAGGTGATGGGTAAAAACATAAATCATTTCCTCTATCACGCAATAAGGCAAGCCGAAAGTCTTTACCACTGGGCAAACACATCAATACCAATTGTCACGACCAAGAAGAAAAAGATAGTGAATGGGTTGGGAAGACTGCAACACGCTTCTGAAGTGGGGATTCCAGAAGTCCAGGTGATAATCATTGACGATAAAAAATCTGAATTAGCGGCAGTCTTGTTAAATCAGTTGTCGATGGATTTTGACTTGATGGATAAATATGCGGATATTCTCAGATACAACTCTTTTAGAAGGGCATCAAACAGACAAGAGTTCCTGATGCCGACAATGTGTTGTGATTTGATCTCAGCGATGTCTAAGTCAGGGAAGACGCAAAGAGCGGCATCAACTTTTAATCCAGAAAGCCAGAAACATGTCACAGCATGGAAGAGGTGGTATGGAGAAACCGTTTTAGATTTTGGGGCAGGGCTTCTCGATAAGTCTTTAGTGATGAGAGACGTAATGAATGTCGATTGTGTGGCCTTCGAGCCGTATTACACGGGTGGTAAAGACTCAGGATTTGACATTGAGGCCGCAAGATACATCACGGATGTCTTTTTACAGAGGGTGGCAAGTGGAACTGAGTTCGATTCTATCTTTTTAGCCTCGGTGCTCAATTCTGTGCCTTTTTCTACCGATAGACGACGCATAGTGACGATTGTGAGCGCTTTAGCGACCACCAGGAGTACCATTTATGCGGGGGCCATCTCACGTTCATCAGACCGCTTCCTGGCGGCCACAGGAGCGAAAGACAATATTTCTAACCATGAAACCCAGTTTGATTCCTCTTTTGCGGCTGGATATGAAGAAGGAGTCATTGTTGCCGATTTAATGAAGCATCCGAAGGCCCAAAAGTATTTCACAGTTGATGAATGGAAAGAATTATGGAGCGAGGGGTTCTCTGATGTTGAATCTTATTTATATAAACCAAATCAATTAGTCCAAGTCATCGCACGAGACCCCCTACCTGTTAACCCAAAAGAATTAAAAGAGGCAATAGAGTTCGAATTTGGGCTCCCGTACCCTAATGACACTTTGGACAGAGTTGACCAGGCACTCGATGCCTTCTCAGCCAGACTCCAAATGGCCATCTAGGATGAAGGTATGAATGATTTAACATTTGGACCAAGCGGACGGATTATTCTCCAAGATCTTAATGTCGCCCTGTCCAGCAATTTTAAGGAGATGCAAAAGAATCGTCCAATGTCGAACTTCGTTCAGAACGTCGAAGAATATCGTCCGTGGATCATTGATCTTCTAAAAAATGAGCATGTGGTTCTAGTAACAGCACGCTCAGTTGCTTATGAAGAGATGACCTTAGAACGAATTAAAAGCCAAACAGGTTGGATGCCAGACGACTGGTGCTTCAACCCCTGGGAAGATCCAGGTGGCAGAGGTGCACTAAGGGCCCACCGTGCAAAGGCCAAGTACCTGAAGGAAGTGATCTTTCCAAAATACGGAGACGACCCTTCAAAATATTTCGCAATAGAATCAAACAAGTACACCAGATCCATGTATAAAGCCAATGGAATTGAGTGTAGAGACGCTAATCGTGACGATACACAGCCCTGGAAGGCATTATTGCCGTAAACTACTTGTATGGCAGTTCAACCGTTCGTAGCCGAGGGTTACGATTTTGACTCATTGATGGAACGGGTCGAGTATTTCGCTGACCTGCTTTTAAAACACGGTCTTCTTGCTTTCAGGGAAGTCCATTTGACACGTGCCGAGCACGGCACTTTCTTTAGAGCGCTTGGTATGGTCTATAATCACTTCAAGGTCCCTGGCCAGCATGGGCATGACCACCCTGAGCCCGAGCCTGACTTTGTTGGGTTAACCGAAGTTAAGGACTATTCCTGGAGAGGGGAAACTGCACAATTTTTGGCTGAATCACACGGCCAAGGCCAAGCCTTCAAGAATGAGTGCATGGAGCCTCTCGGTGGTTGGGACAACGCTAAAGACGGCCGTTCCAGTATCAACACGTTTCTTCCTTGGCACATTGAGTGCCCTCATAGGGAGTGGCCACAAATAGCAGCGGCGTGGACGATGCCTTGGAAGATTTGCCCTCCAGAGCAGGGGGCTACATTGTTCTGCGACTACCAGGATTTGTATAACACTATGGATGAGGACCTACAGGAGTTCCTTCGGACTGAACCGGCGTATATAAAAGCAGGTTCGGACGAACGCAGATACATAGATGGGTACTCGGCCGCAATTAGTTACAACGGTGAGATTATTAGGCCAGTTGCGTTGCCACATCCAGTAACTGGGAAATACTCGATTCGCCATCACTTAATTTTGGCTACTGGGTTTATTCGCGAGGGCACGGATGAGCAAATGTTCAGGTTCAAAGAAGTGGTTAGGGAGTACACCAATAACAATAACAACCATTATTTCTGGGAATGGACTATTGGCGATCTCCTGGTAGTCGATCTATGGCGCATGGCTCATACTGTTAGCGACTTTCCGTTAGGGGAACGAACAATGGTCGGCACCTGGGGTTATGACGCCTATGCCCCAGACCACCCATGAAATTGCCGTAAACTTGTTCATATGAAGGATAAGACTTTACCAGAAGGGCCGTGGGAATTTAATACTGAAGTTGCAGCAGTCTTTGAAGACATGCTGGAGCGGAGTATTCCTGATTACGAGAAGATGCGGCTTGCTTCATGCGCTATTGCAGCCCCTGCTTTACGAGATGACGAAGGGCGAGTTCTGGATTTAGGTTGTGCTAATGGGATGGCGTTATCTCGTTTAGACACATACACGGCTTGTGAGGGTTCTTATATCCACCGTCTCGTGGGAACCGATATTTCAGAAGCCATGTTAGAGAAGGCAGAAGAGAGGTTCGAGGGGGATGAGCGCTACCACTTTTTAAACCATGATTTAAGAACACACTTTCCATTTCCTGACGAATCGTTTGATGTAGTGATGTGTGTTTTAACTTTACAATTTCTTCCTATTATCCATCGGCTCAGAGTGATGGATGAGGTAAACCGATTGCTGGTACCTGGAGGCAGGTTAGTTTTTGTTGAGAAGATACTCGGTTTCGGAAATCTATTAAATCAAGATATGGTGGACATATACCATGAACACAAACGAGATATGGGATACACCGAAGAGCAGATTGAACGCAAAAGGCTTAGTTTGGAAGGCGTAATGACACCAATTTCCGCAGTGTGGAATGAAGAATTATTAGATAAGGCGGGATTCACCCATAGGGATTTATTTTGGAGATGGATGAATTTTGCAGGGTGGGTAGCAATTAAATGAAAGAGCCAGCACGCCCAAAAGGTCAAAAACTTTATATCCCTAAAGAGAAAAGAGAGATGCTATTGAAGTTGATTTCCGCTGGGAACTACCAAAGAACAGCATGTCGAGCCGCAGGCGTGTCGGAATGGACTTTTAATGATTGGCGCCAAAAGGGCGAACAAGCACGAGAAGATAAAGAAAATGGTTTAGCGCTCACTGAGGTTCAAGAAGAACTTCTCTGGTTTGTTGATGAGTTAGAAGAAGCAAGAGCAAAAGCCGAAGCCGCTCTAGTGGCCCGCTGGTATAATGAAGCAGCGGATGGCGATTGGAGAGCAGCCGAAAGGTTCTTAGCCAAGGCATTCCCAGAAAGATGGTCAGATCCTGCAACCCGTTTAGAAATAACAGGGGCACAGGGTGGGCCAGTGGCACAACTTTCTGCTCATATGCACGTATTAACGGAAGCAGATGGAGAGAAGCAACGTAAGGTGTTAGAAGCGCTAGTGGAATCTGGCGATTTGCCCGCAAATGTTTTGGAGGCATGGGATGGAGAAGACGACGGAGACGAGGGACAAATTATCGACGCTGATGTCGTTCAAGACACCATGCAATCTGATAATTCCACACAACCCTCATCCGAAACAGCAAGCCTTCCTGACGTGGAACACGACTAGAGAAGCCCTATTCGGAGGTGCCGCTGGTGGAGGAAAATCTGACACACTCCTGTTCGCCGCCCTTCAATACGCCTGTGTCCCTGGATACTCTGCTCTATTGCTTAGGCAGACGTTCCCTCAGTTATCTGGTCCAGACGGGTTTATTGACAGAACTACAGAGTGGCTCAAGACAGTAGCGGATTACAACGTAACAAATAAACGGTGGACATTTGGCTCTGGAGCCACATTGACACTTGGTCATTGTGAGCGTGATGAGGACAGATACAACTTCCAGTCTTTTGCTTACCAGTTTGTTGGGGTAGATGAATTAACGCAGTGGGGGACTGACAGGGTTTATTTATACATTGGCTTCTCTCGTGTGCGTAAACCTAATCCCGACCCGTCATTAAAAGCCTGCCCACATTGCAAGATGACATTGGCAGACGTACCTCTAAGGGTAAGGGCTGCCACAAACCCAGGTGGTCGAGGCAACGATTGGGTTTATGAACGATTCGTTTTAAATAACGATGACGATCGTAAATTTATGCCAGCAAGGATCACAGACAACCCCTCTCTAGACAGGGAAGCCTACGAGGCCAGCCTTCAAGAGTTGGATGCGGTAGAAAGGGCAAGACTCCTTGAAGGAAACTGGGAAGTTACCGAAAAAGGAGGAATGTTTGAGACTGATTGGTTTGAGACGGTCCCCAATGTCCCAGATGTTGATGACATGAAAAAAATTCGATTCTGGGATTTGGCTGCTACAGCAGAGGCAAAAGGTAAAGACCCTGACTGGACAGTTGGGGCGTTAGTCGGCATATCCGATGGAAGGTATTACGTTTTAGATATACAGCGGTTACGTGGGACTCCAGCAGATGTTGAACGTCGTATCCGAATGACAGCAGAAAACGATGACAGGAAAACGGATATCTGGATGGAACAAGAACCAGGGGCTAGTGGTATAAATACGATTGATTACTATGCACGGCAAGTGTTAGTCGGTTATCCCTTTAAAGGTGTTCGGTCATCTGGGAGCAAAGAAGAACGTGCTCGAGTGTTTTCAACCGCCTGTGAATTAGGTAACGTGAAATTACTTAGAGGGAAATGGACAAAAGCACTAATAGACGAGTGCGTGCAGTTCCCCAAAGGTAGCCACGACGATCAGGTAGATGCCGTCTCAGGGGCTATCAACCATTTAGCGAAAAGAAAAGCAAAGGTAAGACTTATTTTATG